TGTCGCTGCTGGTGATCAATTTCTTGGTGTAGATACAAGTTCAATAGCTGTAACCATCAACCTTCCTAATGCACCTACAACAAGCAGGATATTCACTATAAAAGATGCAGCTGGTAGTTCTGCTACTCATAATATAACAGTCACTACTGTAGGTGGTTCAGTCACTATCGATGGCGCTACAAGCTATACCGTAAATACCAATTATCAAAGTATTAACCTTATCTTTAATGGTACTTCTTACGAAATTTATTAAGGTGCATTATGGCATATAGAAATACTATTTCTGGAGGTACAACTGGCGCTAGTTTCACATCAACTGGTGCTAATGCTACTACCATGTCATTTGCTGGTATCACTGCTAATAATGGTGATATAAATTTGAGTACAGATGCAAATGCTGCAACTGTTAATGTAGGTACTGGTAATGCTCCTAGAACATGTACTTTTGGTACATCTTATACAAGTTCAACAACAAATATAATTGCTGGAGCTGGAGGAATAAACGCTACTGCCACTGGTCCAGCCTCAATAACAACAGCTGGCGGTACATTAAAATTTAACTCTGGGACAGGTCAAGTCGAAATATCAAGCGATAATTCAGCAACTCTTGTTTACATAGCAAGTGGTCTTGCTGCAAAGTCTCTTAATTTAGGTTCAAAAACAGGCGCTTCATATACACATATTTTTTGTGGAACTGGTAGTTCTTATGTGCAAAGTGCTACAGGGACTTTAATAAATTTTGATTCTACCGGTCCTGTGACTAAACCATTACAACCTTCTTTTCTAGCTATCCGTACTTCTGCTGTTGCTGATGTGACTGGTGATGGTACTGCGTATACATGCGTATGGAACAGCGAAGTCTTTGATAGAGGGAGCAATTTCAGTTCAACTACATTTACAGCACCTGTTACTGGGCTATATCATTTTGATGTAGGTATCATGTTAATAGATATAGGCTCATCGCATACTTCTATGTATATATCGCTTGTTACTTCTAATAGAACCTATCTTACGCATCAATGTAACCCTTATGTTCAAGTAGTATCTACAAGCCAATATTCTACAACTGCATCGTTCTTTGTTGATATGGATGCTAGTGATACAGCGTATGTGGTAATTCAGGTTGATGGTGGTACAAAAATAGTAGATTTGAATGGTGGTGGTTCAACTGATCCACGATCGTGGTTCGGTGGGTGGCTCGTAGCTTAAAAGGAGAAATATGAAAGTTTCAGTAAATGATACAGAGATATTCACACTGTCAACAGTGCGTGAAAATGTAATTAAAAATGATATCAATGAAGATATTTTTTCTGATGATATGGACCGTAGACTAGAATGGGTCATAACACAAAAATATGATCAAAGTTTCACCAGATTAAAACAAGAATGGGACTCTAAACTTATTGAGAATGGGGTTACTACTATACCTACAGATCCTGATGAATATGCTACGTTAGTATTCAGTCAAGCGAACTATAAATCACGTAAACAGCGAGATGAAGAGATAGTAATATGAGCAACAGATTAGGCGGTAAACAAGGTACTGCATATCTAGGAACAAATGCTAATCAGCCACCAAACATGGTGTATGCTACGCGTGATCCTGATCAATATGATATTAACTATTCGATTGGTGATATCTGGATAAATACTGCTACGCTAACCTTATGGGCTCTTGTTTCGTTGCAGGGAACAACTACTTCTAAAGGTGCTAAGGCAACATGGATCCACGGTAATGGTGGTGTAGGCGTACAGACACTAACAGGTACAACAGGTACTAACCCTGTATCTGGCGATACTAATGATAATATAAATTTATTTAGTTCTATTGGCGGATTAGATGTTCAAGGCAATAGTACTGCACACACTTTAACATTAACAGCAGCCGGTGGCGGAAATCTGATAACTAAGCTACAAGGTAGTGACGGTTCAGCAGCAGTTTCATCTGATCCTGCAACAAATATCATCAAAATAAATTCTAAGATAGCTGCGTTTAAGTTTACTTCTACAGGGGCTGCACCATATACATTAGACTTTGATTTTACCGGGACAGGACCTGGTTCTGTTCTACAAACTTTATCTGGTAGCAACTCTATACAAGTAACTCCAACAAACGGCGATATAGGGATAATCTCAACTATCCCTGGTCTTACTGTTGTTGAGAATGCTGCACCCGTTTCTACTCTTGTCCTCACTTCAGCAAGTGGTAACGGTTATATAGAGACATTAACAGGTGATGACACTATACCTGTAGCTTCTGATATAACCGGCAACCTCAATCTTGTAACTGATACTAATTTACCAGCTTTATCTTTTATTTCAGGCGGTGGTAATACACTGAAATTATCTGTTAATGGTACAGGTCCTGGAACATTAGGGCAGACTATAACTACCGGTGATGCTGTTGTAGTACCAGCTGATAGTAACGGGAACTGGAATGTTATTGGCGATGGTACCTATATACATACTGAAGGTGATGCTACATCGCATACAGTTACTGTATCTTACGTAGGTCCTGTTCCTGTTGGATTCGCTTGGCAACAGACTACATCAGCAGCAGTAGCTTTAGTAACTATGAACGGTTATATAGCTAATAATGCTGTACAGACTGTGTTCACATTGCCTATAACAGCTGCTGTTGGCGATGTCTTTGCTGTCACAGGGATGAATAATAATTATGGGTGGCGTATTAACCATAATGCAGGACAGACCATATATTTTGGGGACCAACAGACAACAACAGGACTTGGTGGTTATCTTGAATCAACAAGTACTCATGATGTAGTCCATATAGTATGTATGGTAGCTAATACAAGCTTTTTTGTTGATTATTCAATAGGTAATATAACGGTGGCTTAATATGACAAATAACGCATGGAACAGCCAAAATCCAGCTCAGGTTGCACGTGGCGGAACTGGGCAGAATAATCTCACAGCTTATCATGTTATCGTAGGTCAGGGAGCAAATCCTGTGAGCTTTGCACAACCTACATTAGTGCATGGTGTACCGTTAGTAAGTAATGGTGCTGCTGTTGATCCAAGTTTTGATACAGCAGAAGTTGTTGGTGGCGGAACTGGATTACAAATTACAGTACCTTATTCTGTTCTTTGTTCTGGCGATACTGCTACAGCAAAGCTCCATTGTATAGATACTACAGGGATAGCAGGGCAAGTACTTACCTCAAACGGAACAACTTGGCCTTCATGGCAAGATCTAGGTAGTGCTGGTACTGCTGAAGGACGTGGGAACTATTTGTTTAGAGTGACTGCTGTATTAGCAGCAAATGCTACAGGTGATGGTACTGATGTGCGGTTAACACAAACTGATCCTGCATTCGTTTGGTCAAATTATGGTAATGTATGGGATTTAACAAATAGCCAATGGAAAGCACCTGTTAACGGTCTTTTCTGGTTCTCTGTTAAAGTTTATTTTTCAGGAGCGGCTCTAGGAACTCCAGATCCTTCTAATGTGCAATATCAATTGAGGTTGCATGGTGTTCAGACGTTGTATTCATACGACCAATATCCTATACCACAAAGTACTTATGAAACTGATACAAGCAGAGCGTTGCTTATAAATGCAATTGTCAAAGCTAATGCTAATGATATTATTTATTTCTCTTTTATGGCTGATGGATTCGGGGGTAAAGTTGTAATGGGCGACGCTTATTCAAGCTATATAAATGGCTGTTTAATATCACGGTTCTAGGAGGATAAGATGGCAACAAATAATGCATGGAACAGCCAAAATCCAGCTCAAGTAGCTAAAGGTGGTACTGGTAATACTACATTAGCTAATCATAATGTCATTGTAGGCCAGGGAGTAAACCCTGCTGGTTTTGTAGCACCTGGCGCTGCTGGGATACCATTAGTAAGCCAAGGGTTACTGAATGATCCTGTTTTTGGAACTATGCAAGTACAGGGTGGCGGAACTGGAACAACTACCTATACGCCTTTTAGTCCTATATGTTCAGGGACAACTGCCCATGGTGCTGTTCATGATGTAGGGCCTGGGGTAGCAGGACAAATATTAACTTCAAATGGGCCAGGTTCTTACCCTAGTTGGACTGATAATTCTTTCGGGCAATTTTCTTTTTTTGCTTATAATAATGTCGCTGGTGGCCAAGAAACAGTAACCGGTAATGGTACTGATTATCATATTATATTCCAATCTACAACGTGTAATGATAATACTGTCTGGGACACTGTTAATTCTCAATTTGTAGCGCCACGTAACGGATTATTTTATTTTTCGTTACAGGTAACTTTATCGTTAAATATAGCAAGTACAGCAGACTGTGTGTTCCAGGCGCGTCTAAACGGCCCTTCTTCAGGATATAGAGGATATTTGCAAGATGTTGTGATTCCACCAGCTACGAGTGGTTATACATTAGTATGTAACTGCACTTTTATATTGAATACGGGTGATATTGTTTACCCTTCGCTTATGGTTTCAGGATTCGGTGGGCTGAATGCAGGGTTATTGGATACAGTTTCACCTATGTCGAGCTTTCTATCAGGCTTTATAATGATTGGAACATAATGGCAACAAATAACGCATGGAACTCACAAAATCCAGCCCAAGTTGAACGTGGAGGAACAGGACAAGTTTCATTAACGAACCATAATGTCTTAGTTGGTAATGATATAGGAGCAGTTTCACTTATAGCTCCTTCGCATACTGCTGGAGCACCATTAATTTCGTTAGGGATAAATCATAATCCAGCTTTTGGACCTGCGACAGTACCTGGTGGTGGAACTGGAATGACAGAATTAGCGCCTATTTATACTGTTTTATGCGGCGGGACTACGCAAGTTTCTTCGTTACAGAATGTGGTAAATACCGGTACTCTAGAACAATTTTTAACATCAAATGGCCCTAATCAATTACCTACCTGGCAAGATGCTGTTGGAACAAATTATGGGGTTCTTGTTGGCTGTGATGGTGAAGATACTGATATTCGAGGGACTACGTATCTAGAAGCAACAAATATATATTATGATCCATTCCATTGTTGGGACATGATAAATTCATATTATGTTACCGCTGTGCATGGTATATATTTCTTTTGTGTACATCTAGAAGTACTTTCAGCGTTACCGTTCCCTATACATGGGTTGCCTAGTGATCCTTCAGTATACTACAATCAGACATGTAGACTTGAAACGATTTTTCCAAGCGGCCAATCTACAACAGAAGTAGTTGATTTTGCATATAGACCTAGCTCTATAAATAGCTATCAGAATATCCAATATTCTATGGATGCTGTGTGTATTTTTGAAGCTGATCAGAATACTAATGTACGTTTTGGAATAGTATATGGTCCATTTTTTGATTCACCTTCTACATGGTGGTCATTCTTAAAAATAAATGGTCCACAAGATGGATTCATAACGAGTTATATAACAGGTTGTTTATTAAAACCATTATAAAGGAGTACGTATATGCTTACATGGGTACAAGTCGCTGTTGCAGCACTAGCTGCTGCTATAGGATTATCATCAACTTACATATTTAAAATGGGCGATGATAACCAAGTTGAAGAAGCTGCTGAACAAGTAATAAAAAATGAAACAGGACACGATATAGATCTTACTCCCAAAAGTCCTGAAAAATAGTCTCCATTTCTCTGTTATTCCTTTTCAGTACAGTGCCGTATGGTGCTGTACTGCTTCTATTTCCATAAAGCTTTTATGCGCTTTTAAGACAAACATGCATTGGTTCAACAAAATCAACTTGATTTATCCTATTTGACAAAACAAAATCCCTCACCTAAGATAGGTAAGGGACACACGATAACTGGAATTATCGTATAAGCAGAGTTAAATCATCAAAGTTTTTTATCTAAAAAGACCTTCTTAGTTATATCATCATCCGAAATAAATTCAAATGCCCCTACAAAGTCCCAGAAAGGTACTTCTTCATTTTGCGATAATTGCACATAGACATCGCAAGTATCATTATTTTTAACTATTTTGCATATAGTCTTATATGGTGCATGATCATATTTTGTTGGAGGTCCAAAGCGTACGAGCATCAAGTATTTTTCCTTTGGTTATATTCATCTTGAGCCTTTTTTATCTTTCTTATTCTAGCGCAAGCTTTATGATATTCTTCACGTGGTAGATCAGATAAACTGTCAATATTATAGCTTTCTATTATATTCTCAGCCAATTCAGGGTACCCTTCAAGTTCACTGCAAAGTTCATTATATTGTGTTGTATTTATAGTATCAGTAGGATCTTCTATTTTTATTTTCCCTCTTCGGACAGACTCAGCAGCTTCTTCATCATCAACTTCTTGGCCATCATCATCAAATGCGAAAGGGTCACAGTAAGATGGGGCAACGCCTAATAACATAGAAGCTTGTAACCTTTTATCAGTTTCTAATAAGTTCCCTGTTCTCCTTTTAGTCTTGCCTATAACAACTCTTTCGCAGCTTCCTAGATATTGCCCAGATTCGTGTCCTAATGTGCTGATAAGCAACTTTGCCCCAGACCCTTCATCGAGCAAATAAGTATTCTGCGTAAACGATAGTCCATTAGCATCTAATGCTTCTCTAGTAGAATCTAATATTGCAGATAAAGAACTATAGTGTCCCCTAATACTTTTCATATCTAATTGAGGTTTTTTATAGGTACCTTGCGCTTTGCTTAATGCACCAAATACTTTATCTACAGCTTCAGATCTATAAGGATTAAAAGGCAAATTTTCTAACATTATTCTTCTCTCTTAAAAAGGTAATGCTTGTATCTCTTTGAGGAACTGTTTACTTTTTTCTTGTTCTACTAACATTTTACAAAGCTTTAGACCATTGCGTAATGTTTCATTCAAATCTGAAGTTTGTAGCTTATGCATAATATCAACATAGAACATATCATTTTTAGTTTGTGTTAATGTCTTGCAATATGATATAAACCATTGCTTTAATTTTTCATCTTCTTCTTTTTGGTCGATCATATGGTTAAGCCTTACCTTCGCTATTTTCTACAACTTTAGCGCCCATATCTATAAGCATTTTAATGAATTCAGCATGTACTTCTGATATATTTGCTGCCCATTCAGATCTATAAGAAACAAAATGCACAACTTCGTTAATTTCTTGGTACACATTTTGTATATCATTTACAAGTTTTCTAATTTGTTGTTGATCTTTTTCTTCTAGCGGCCTCCCTCTAAAAGTATCAAGTTGATCCATAAGATCTTTATAATCAGCAGCAGCTTCATTTACTTTATAGTCCAACTGGTCTATTGTTTGTCGTATTGTTTTTTTCTTCATATCACTCACTCTTTAAAATATAATTTTAATAATATTTGCCGTCTTCTATTTCAAAATAATCTACTGAAGATATTGATATAATATGATCTCTATTTATAAGTTTTGTTTCAAAGTGTCGGTCTTTTATATAAACATCTGCTAAACTATGTTCATAGCAAATATTCAATTGATTGGTGAATATATTAAATGGTAAAAACTGGCAATAATCCGCTATTTCAAGCATTAATTGGTAACAATAACCTTCACCTGCTCCCGCATCAATTTTCCAATCAAGATTTTGGTCTGATGCTTTGAAAGCAATAATCTTGTTCCCATTTGTTAATTCGATTTCGAGAATATGATAAAACATTTGTTTCCTTCTAATTTTTTATATGATAACATTTTCTAACCTTCTTTATCTTAATATATCTTAATATAATGTCAATAAAATGTTTACAAAATAATTGTATAGAATATAATAAGATTATGATAGTATAAAACTATAAACAGAGGGTAAAGATATGGGTGGATATTTTAAATATGTGAATGATATGGAGATTATACGTAAGAAACGATTAATAACTAAAAGCAAATTAGCTGAAGAACTGGGTATCTCACAACCAACGTTGCTTGCGCAATATAAAAGAGTAAGAGATGGTAAAGATATACAGCAAGCTTATTCTACGTACCATAAAATTAAGAATTTTGTAGAGAAATACGAGGATTTACTTTGATGGAAGATACATTTACAAAGAACAATTGCACATTTTGTTCTGATGATACGAGGGAATTTGATAAGGCTTTTATTAAAGCCAGGCTAAATATGAAGAATCCTGTAAAAGATACCAAGGGTAATTTTGGTTATTATGCCAGTATTACTAGTATCTATGATGCGTGCATAGAAGAGTTAGGCAAAAATAATATATCGGTACAACATTCTATATGCTTCTCGTCAGATGGTGCTGAAATAGTTTGTACACGGATGCGGCATTCTTTGTCAGGACAATGGGTACATGATACTCGTTATAATATTAATGAAAAAGGTACTAACCAAAGCAGGGATAGTGGAACAACATATGCGAGAAAAGGGGCGCTTTTGTGTCTATGCGGGCTGGGAGGCGAGGAATTCAGCCTTATTGATAAAGAACAAATAAATGTTGTTATAGAAGAGCTCAAGAAATGCAAAGATTCTAAAGAAATATTCAATTCGATCTTGCAACAACATAAAATAAATAAAATAGATGATCTCCCAGAAAGTGAACTTGATAATGTATTAAATTATATTAAAGCGCAACCAAGAAGGGCTAGCGATGTTAAATAGAGTTATGTTAATTGGTACAATCACAAAACCAGCTACTACTAAAAAACTTAATAATGGTACTGCGATAGGAACCATAGTTATCAACTGCCCTCAAACTATTTCAGGGAAGTTAACTGATAATTACTTAGAAATCAGTTTATGGGGCAAGTCGTTAGAAGAGGCGAACAAAATTGGCCTAGGCGCAACGATTCTTGTAGAGGGAAGGATAAGATGCAGGACAGTAAAAAGCGTTAAAACTGGTGGAGATATGATGTTTACTTCAGTAACTGCTGATAAAATAACCTCATTAGAGTTGCCGCAAGCAGATGAGTTCACAAAAGAGATGAATATAAATAGTGAACTTGATGCTTTCCATCAAAAAAGCTTTGAAGAGAATCCTTTTTAATAGTTCTATAGAAACTTCATTTTACACACCAATAAATAAACCTGCTTAAAGAATTTAAAACTCTTCAAGTAGGTTTATTTTATGGAAATTGTAGCATGATCTAAAATCAAGATAACAACTTAAATTTTATAAATCAATAAAAAATCCACGACAATCGTGGACTGCTAGGAAAGATAGTAATGATCGATCTTTCTAATGTTAGAAGCGTGTCTTTGAGATCTTGTTACGCTAACTGCTTAACTAAAAAATTTGCATCTCTTTAAAATCAAAGCTACACTTCTAACAAAAGAGAGAAAAAAATGACTAAGCATGGTGCTTAATCATGAATTTGAAATTCGCCTTTGTTTTTGTTATATATCTATCTATCAATCCGCCCGGATTTATATGTAGCAACAAATTAAGGCTTAACCATTAACATCAGGAAAAAAATGTTAACATCAAAAAATTACATCATCCTACAAAAAAATCAAGAAAAATTTCTACAAACACCCCAAGAAATAATATTTAACGATTCTTATTTGACAACCTGTACAAAAAAACAGAAAGATATCATGCGATATATACGTTGGTATAATCGATTTGGCCATACAAGGCTAACGCATGGTACAATTGCTTCAGCTTGTCACTGTTCTAGCAAAACAGTTTATAGGGCAGTCACTAAGTTCCACCAGGATGCTATTCTTTTTAAGAACCAAGAAAACAGGTTTTCCCCTAACAATTACACCTGGAACTCCAAAGCCTTCACAATACGAGAAGAATATATAGAAGATGTTGAGAAATCCAATGTTTTCTTTGATGCTAAATTGTTACAGTCTGAAAATGTCCAACAGAGTAATATATCTTATATTAATAGTTTATATATAGAAGACGACCACGCGTGCGCGCGTGAAGCTTTTCAAAAAACAGGTATAAAGTCCTGTATAGAGATAGCCAAACAAGAAGAACGAGATCAAGATTACGCACAACGAAGGAAATTGATTGGTAAGCTGAGTAGATTTTTTAAGTTTACAGAGGATGAGTTCTATAAGCTAACTCAATTTCCAGCTCAAACTTTACAGTATTGCTTGAAATCTATGAGCTGGATAATCCTCAAAAAGAAGCGTGAAACACGCGAGGTTGTTAAAGATAAGTTTGGTTTTATTTTCTCAATGTGTAGGAGATATACCTTCAGAGAGGGGCTTTCAAGGGGCATCAACCTTTCTTGGTATGTCTCTTACTGTAAATCAAGAAAGAAAGATCATACTTTACTTTTGCAGAAGAATCCTTTCTTTATTACCCCCCCTATTGCGCAGACCCCCCCCACAGCGCAAAAACACCTTGATACAACTGTGAGATTTAATGCTGGGGCTTACAAGGTTTATGTTGCCCCTAAATCTCTAACAGAGCAGCAAGAAATTGAGAGGCTAGAAGCAAGTATCAAAAATACGCAAGAGATTTTGTCTGAAGGCAAATTTAACATGTTCTTGAACGAATCTGAGCTAAGGCGTATGCTTGCTGAAGAAGAGAGTAAGTTAGCTGCCTTGAAGAATAGAGAGGTAGCGTACGCTTAAAAAGGAGCGTGAATGCTAAGAGAGAAAAAATATGTGGTACCAGGAGATCCTGTAGCCTGGGCAAGGCCTGGGCACAATGGGCACCATTTCTACGATAGGCAGAAACAAGATAAGTTACATTTTGGGATATGGATAGAGAACCAGCATGAGAATGAGCCGTTGTTTAAAGGGCCTCTACGCGTGTCTTGGCTGTTCTGTTTTTCATTTCCACAGTTAGTTAGGAAGCCAGAGAAATATGAGTTCCATACCGACGTCCCTGATTTGGATAATTGCATTAAATTCGTGCTCGATGCTATTAAAGGGATAGCGATAACAGATGATAGAATTGTCTGCGGATATGGCTATACGGAAAAAAGATATGATGAGAATCCACGAACTGAATTCATAATTACGGAACTAAAATAATGGCGCAAAAGAAAACTACTAAAACTACAAAAAGTAATGAATTATCTACTACAAATGTAACTTGGATGGACACTTTAGATTGGGAAGCTTACACGCTAAGACCTGATGTTGGAGCATGGAAAGAGAGACTGGCTTTTACCATGAAAAAGTGGTCTGAGAACAATATGCATTTTACGGTAGAAGAGTTTTGTAAGAATTATAAAATTGGTCGTTGTAGATTAATGCAAATGGCAAAACAATATGAAGTGATAGGTGAAGCATATGAGGAGATGAAGCAATATCTTGCTGATAATAGGGAACGATTTGCGATAAAACATGATCCAAATAATGTTTATCGCTCTATTGAGACGTTAGATAAAAAGTGGGAAGAGATAGAAGATAGGAAGGCGGCGCGGGCAAATAAGAGCCAAGAGAGTAAGCAGCCGATAACTATTGTTTTAAAAGAGCCTGACACTATAACAGCAGAGCAAATGAAGGAAGAGCAGGACAAGATATTTAAGAAGGGTAACTAATGTTTAAATGGTTACGAGACTATATCCATGCAGAATGCGATTTCATTATAAATGATTTGTATATGGACCTTGCACGGGAAGAAGAGAGAAGCGGACATTTAGAAGATCAGATAAAAACTTTGCGTGAAGAGAACGAAGATTTAAATAATCGCCTACAAGAATCCCAAGCTGTTTATAATAGCATGGCTAAACGTTTTGAAGATTCATCTGAGATCTTTAAAAAAGAGGCAGTTAAAAAAGCGGCTGAAACAATAGTCGAATGTTATAACCAGCCGACTAAAAAGGTCTATAGACGTCGTTTGAAGGGTGAGAAGCATGATAGTTAACCAACAACATCTCTTTGCGAAAGATGTCAAACGGCTCCTTGATTATGCTGATTCTTTAGGGCTTATTTATACGTTGGGGGAAGCTTTCCGTACAAAAGAGCAGGCGCTCTGGAACTTCAAAAATAAAACAGGTATTAAAGATTCACTTCATTGCAAAAGATTAGCTATAGATATCCATTTATTTAGCGATAAATATGAATATCTTATTAAAAATGAATTCTATGAGCCTTTAGGAATTAAATGGGAACAGTTAGATCCAGCCAATCGTTGGGGCGGCAGATTTAACAACTGTGATGGTAACCATTTTGAAAGAAGAGAAAGTGGATATACAGACGGAAATAGTTCTCAATAAGTTCAAATTACGATGGTACCAGAAGAAAGTATGGGATGCTATTGATAAAGGGCAATATAAACGTGTCTTATTGGTAGCTTCACGACGTTCAGGTAAAGATATCCTTTGTTGGAACTTAGCTATAAGACAATGCTTAAAGAAAACATGCTTAGTATTTTATGTCCTCCCAAATTACAAGCAGGCAAGAAAATGCATTTTTGATGCGATCAGTATCGATGGTACAAAGTTCTTAGATTTTGTCCCTCCAGAAATGGTAGCTGCTATTAACCATACAGATATGAAAATACGCTTTAAAAATGACTCTATTTTGCAGGTAATTGGTGGTGATACGTATGATACCTCTATCGTAGGAACCAATCCTTATGGCGTTGTTTTAAGCGAATACAGCCTTATGCCTTCAGATATATTTAGCTTTATTAGACCTATTCTTGCTGCTAATGGTGGTTGGTGTATAGTTAATGGCACTCCACGTGGTAAGAACCATCAATATCAATTACACAAAATAGCGCAGCAATTGCCTGACTGGCTTGTTGTAGAACAACCAGCATCCTTGATTCATCATATCCCTGACGAAGTACTCGATAAAGAACGCGCTGAAATGGACGAAGGGCTCTATCTTCAAGAATATGAGATATCGTATGAGCGCGGTATTGAAGGTTCTATCTATGGTCGTTATCTTGATAAGCTTCGTCTAAACAATCAAATAACTTCTGTTCCTTATGATCCTGGTCTTTTAACATATACTTCTTGGGATATAGGAGTAAATGACGCCACTTCAATAATATTCTTTCAAACTGTAGATTCTGGAACATTTATTCGTGTAATAGATTATTATTCGAATACTGGCGTAGGGCTTGACCATTATGCTCGTGTGTTACAAGACAAAGAATACAAATATGGGTCGCACTTTGCTCCGCATGACATAAAAGTACGCGAATGGGGCGGTGGTGCTGTTAGCCGTTATGAGAAAGCGCATCAGTTGGGTATTGAGTTTGTTATTTTAGAACAGACTGGTGTAATGGATGGGATAGAGAATGTATGGACTCATTTCAATAAGCTATGGATAGATCAGAATAAGTGTAAAAGACTGATCGATGCTTTAGAGAACTATAGAAAAGAATGGGACGATAGCAAGCAAATGTTTATTAATAAGCCTATACATAACTGGGCAAGCAATGGTGCTGATGCTTTACGTTATCTGTGTCAGGCGTTACACAAAACAAAAGCAGGGTTATCACCAGAAGAATTCGAAAGGGCTAAAGCTGAGGCGTTGTATGGTAATAGAATCCCTTCTTTTTTTGATTTTGATCCTCGTTATGATAGATATAGGTAGCTTATTAGCGTTATCGCAAACAAGTTATTTTCTTATTATCGTTTCATGATAAAATTGAAAATAAGATCCCTAAAAAAGATCCTTTTTTGGAAAGGCCCCATGTCTAGCTCATTGCACAATTTCCTCAGGCATGGGGTTTTTGCCTATGATCCACGATATAATAGATATTGCCTTTTATATGCATAAAATTACTGATATGCCTATACATATTTGCAAAAAGGCGCTTGTTGATACAAACTATGATTTTGAAGAAGCTATCAAATTAATTTTAATTCGGTATTCTCCTATATGAAATACTAAGCATAATCCCCGGTAGCTCAGTGGTAGAGCGATCGCCTGTTAAGCGAGTGGTCCTAGGTTCGAATCCTAGCCGGGGAGCCAAATGAAAATATCTGTTTTATTGGAAATCTTATCATGACAAAATGTAAAAAAAGATCCTTGGAAAAGGCCTTATTGATTAAAGAAAGAATTTATCTTTCTTATAAAGAAAATCATGATTTATGGAAAAGTGTATTTGCAGAGGCAGTTATCGATCAACGATTAGAACTCAATAATGATTGTGTCGAGAATATATCGCTAATTGTAACGTCAAATTAGGTAAATTGTAACACCAATTATTATCTTATTCGCGATAGCATTGCCTATACAGGAACCCTAGAAAGACCATATAAATATACAAAAAAACTTTTCTAGGTCATTCCGATGATAATATCGGCATCTCCTTGCTCTCTTGCTACTTATTAACTTGCCGCTTTTAAATCTTAAAAATTAAATCTTCAAACTTTAATCTTGATAGATTTCAAAAGACTAGCGTTATAAAGGCTATTCTTGAAAAACAAATTGGATTTGAACCAATAACCTTCAGCTTAACAGGCTGATGCTCTAACCGCTGAGCTATTGTTTTATTTTAGTGAATATTTTCGGTTTTTATGTCTGTATATCAATGCTATTTCAAAGACAATATTATTTATTCTATAATATCAGTTATTGCGTTAATTACTTCTAAAGTAGAATCTATTTTTGACGGTTCTGATCGATATAATTCAATTTTATTATCTCGTTCTTTTGGGTCAAAATATAATCGCCTTCTCACAATCTGATCAGGTGAATTTGGTGTAACCTTATAAGATGAAGCTTCCTTATATCCTTTATCGTTTAACTTTGACCAAGCTGATTCTTCTAGAGAAGCTAAATCTTTACGGCGATGTATCCATTCAGCAATACTCTTTTCTATAAATTTACCATCTAATTCAATTCTGACTAAAGTAAGAACATTTGTTTTTTGAATAGAAAAACGTAATTTACCAATTTCTTTTATTATATCGCTATGAGCTTGTTCCCACAGAGATATCTGATTGCGTTGATCTGGATATACAGCTGTTTCACAATCAAGATCAGCACAATATTTCCCTATTTTATCGCGTATATCTTCTGCTTTTCGTTGCAAATCCTTAATTTTCTTCATAGCTTCGATAATTTTCATGTTACCCCTTAAACCTTTTAATAAATTAATATTGATTTATATTAATATAAGAATCATTTAAAGGAAAGAAATATAGGGATTATATGGAAAAAGTAAATTTAAAAAAACTTTGTATTAGACAGATTAAAGATGTTGAATCAGTTATAGCTAATTTTTTAATGTTAGATGTTTTATCTGGGGCTTTAGGCTTGGATAATGAGCAAAAGAATACCAGGAAAATAGTTTCTTTTTTTCGCTCTGTTTCTTATAGTATTAGCGCAAGCGCTAAGTTAGATGAAAATGAAATGTTAGCTGTGCTTAGACAATATGTTGTCACAAAGGAATCGGAACCTTTTGCAACAGTTTTTAATTCCTTGAAAGAATCTTACATATTAGCCAATCTTTCTGCGCATAAAGATATTGTTGACCAATGCTCAGCTACGAAATATGAAGATTATAAAAAATTAAAATTTATTTTTTTAGATCTTGGTGCAGTGTCCCATCAAAATTTATTCGAGTTTAGTCTGTGCACTATGGCTATACTAGAACGTTCGTTATCTCAAATTTCATTTTCTCAAAGAATTATATATATAATTCTACCTCATTATTTTGATATTTTTGATAAAACAGTTTCTATTTATCCCCTATTAGAAGAGTTAGAAGGGTATGATACAGAAGAAGCGAAAGAAGATTTTGTTATACATTTAAAAAATTTAAAAGATATGTATAGTAAGCTCGAAAAGTGCTACGAAAAGACTATGTCTGATGTAAGAGGATTAAAGGAGAATTCAAATTATATTGATGAGAACGGTTATCTTGACATGGATAAACTGTATGATGATATAAACAAAGTAAATTAATACTTGTAGGATGAAACATGGTTACTAATACGATTAAAATGCTAATGGTTACTATAGCGATTGCATTTGTGCTGTTTTTTTTATCTAGAATGTGGTTCATAGTGCATCCTGGTGAAACAAAGATACAGATGCGTATGGGTGCTATTAAAAGAGCTTGTTCAGAACCTGGAACATATTTCGCACTTCCTTTTATAGATAAAGTAGTAGCTATCAATAACCAGATCAATAAAGCAATAATCGATACTATTGGGCTTACTAAAGATTTACAGACAGTATCAGTAGAGGTCGCTATCAATTATCGTATTACTGATGCGATAAATATATATAAATGTGTTGGTAGTGAATTTGAAAATGTTATTATCAATCCATTTGCTCAAGAAACGATCAAAGCTATAGTAGCTAAGTTCACAGCTGAAGATCTGATTATATCCCGCCATACGGCAAAACAATTGGTTTTTGATGAACTTAAAGAAAGATTAGTGCCAGTCTATATAGAATTTATTGATTTTAACTTTGTACACTTAGATTTTTCAAAAGAGTTTATGCATTCAGTAGAAGAGAAGCAGATAGCAGAGCAAAGCGCTAAGACAGCTAAGAATTTGACCGTAAAGATAACAGAAGAGTCCCAACAAATAAAGACACGTGCTGATGCAGAAGCTTATGCATTACATGTAAAAAAGAGTTCTGTTACAAAAGAACTGGTAGAACTCAAACGCATAGAGAAGTGGGACGGGAAACTACCTAAAATAACAGGTTCGAGTAATCCATTTATTTCATTGCGTGACTTAGATATCGATACTTACTGAGACTGATAATTGATATTATGTAAACATTTGAGAGCCATTACTGCTTGCACAATTCTTTTTATACTATAAGTAATATTATTTCTTTATAAAAATAACATTATGACAATATTGACATTCTGCCATTGCTTTATAGATTAATCGAAAGTCTACTATAAATGCGAAAGAGGTGCCGAATGAGTTAATATAATGTGCAGATGATATTTATTGTTATTAATTGTTAATTTTGAGGTAATTATTATGAAAAAACTTCTATCACTTCTCATCTTGGCAAGTTCGCTAACATGTTTAGGCATGTCATCTAAATTAAAAGTTAAAATGGTTGATTTTAAGGTATATGATGGCGTGCAATTGCATGATGTTAAACCTTATGATGTCGATTCTGAATTACGTGAAATGGATATTCATCAACTACGTTCCTTCTTGGCCAGTGGCTGTACTATTAGAGCTACAAAATTAGATAATGGTGACTATATTTTAAGACATAAGGTTCCTGGATTCGGTGGTGGTCCTGTATTAGGTTCAATTGTTTGCATAGCAGGTTTTACATTAACAGGTGTTGCAGCAGTAGGAACGCTTTTTGGTGTCACTGTTGTAGCAGGTCCAGGCGCTGGATTTAGTTCTGCATGTAGTGTTGCTACAGCGGGAACAGCAGCAACAGCATATGCTACAGCAGCAGCGACCGCGTCTCCAACTCCATAGTCTAAGTTTTAATTTTTGGCGGTCATAAGACCGCCTTTTGTTTTTTGTGGTATCACGACAATCTGATTAATTAGGAAAATCATGAATAAATATTTGGCTTATTATCTCAGCAAATTGCCTTATATTGTTGTTATGTTTATACCAACGGTTATTATGAATGCTAAATTTTTAGGAAGGGATATAAGCACATACGACGTTTTGAATAATCTTCTCATACTCCATTTTGTTTTCTTGCTATGGGAAAAAGCGTTTCCTTGTATGGAAAGCTTTAGTTTTAGTAAGTGCTTTTCCAAGATTGATTTTATTGTTTCTGTGCCTAGCGGTCTTATAGGCTTTTTAATTACTGCCAAAATTCTTCCTATGTTTAATGGTCCTGCCATAAAAATAGACTTTCCTTTTATTACAATATTAATATTTTTCACATTAACTTTTTTTGTTGCTTTAGATATGTCGCGTTGCAATGCAGATATTGAAAAGATTTATTAAGACTTGTCGACAAAATGTCGACAACTTGATGAAACGAAGAATCGCCAACCTCAACCTGTGACATTTTGTCACGATCTGTTAGCTAATATGTAACAATGAACAATAGATATATTCATTATGCTTAGATATACTATTGACGTTGTTGATCGATTTTTGTTTTCTCTGTACCAGTGTTTATAGAGAATAACCTTTCGAGCCGGTGGTAACATCGGCTTTTTTATAGGGAGAAAGATATGAAAAGGTTGAAGATGCTTTCATTGTTGTTGCTGTTCTTATATATTCCTGTCTATAGTGTTCATTTCATGCTTTGTTATACATTTCTAGATGACAAATTCTATGATGATGATTCGCTAAGGAATAATATCTTTTGCATTTGCGTAAAGAATATGGGTGTTTATAAGTTTTCTCATAAAAGAACTGATAATATGACACAGCTTTTTGGTGCTTACAACGAAACTATAAAGACTATATTTTTTATGGATAAGAATTCCAAGATGCTCCTGATAGAATATATAGATTCATCGGAATCTAATGAAATTCCTGAATTTAAGAAAGAACTTGATATCGCTTGCGGTAGAAAAGGTGAGGTAGATTTGTTTTAAATATAAAAACCACCAACTAGCTGGAGACAGTTGATGGTTCTTTGGTTAGTTCTATTCCAATATATTCCTGTTCATTCAATAATTCAATAGTTGTACAAATTGCTTCATAAAAAGGGATAAAGATGCTTAGCCTCATCTTTATCCCAAAATTTGAGATGGGAACTATAATAAACAGTTTCCATCAACACTGCGTTCCCAATCTTAAATAATTTTGCCGATATAGTAAATGGTCTTTTTTAGTTAATGCATAAAGTGTATCTAAAACAGAGTTAATTGTTATTAGCATTGATGGCCCTATTCGGTATTCGACAGAAGCGCTTGCTAAATACCGATATGGGGTTAACAATGACCAAAAATAAAAATTTGTGTTTATTTGTTTGTATTCTAACAACCTTATTCTACAATGAGAAGGAGAACTTAAATAGGAGAGTAGTACATGTTAATGCGTGGACCGGAATCGCTGAGCGATGGTTTTAATACAATTAAGAAAAAAATTGATTCAGATTACTCTGCTAGTCAGTCTATTTGGCAAACCTGGTGGACTGAAGCCTGTCTGGATAGTCGTTTAGAAGCAGGTGATGTTGCCTTGATGGCTGACCTCAATCAAATGTTACCTAATAACAATCGTGGTTCTTGGTACTTTAATAGAGTTAGGCCACTTTGCAATATGGTTTCAGGATATCAACGTCATCATAGGAAAACGATAGTTGTTGTACCTGAAGAGAACGCTGACCAGCAAACGGCAGATCAATGGACTAAGATATTATTAAATATATTTAGACGTGAAGGAATTTACGAATCTGTATCAGAAGCATTTCATCATGGTGCTTGTGTTACAGGAATGAGCTTATTACATGTCTATATGGACTATACTCATGATCCACTTTCTGGAGATATAAAAGTCGACTTTTTACCATATAACTGCTTCTTTCTAGATCCGTACTTCCGCAAGGATGACCTGTCAGATTGTTCATTTATATGGCGTAGGAGCTATCTTTCTCATACAGCAGCAGCTTCACTATTACCACAATATTATGAAGAGATTATGGGCCTTCCAGGCAACCAGGGGACAAGCAAAGATGGGCGTTTCCAATATATGCCTGAAGCATATGGGCAGACGCAGCAGAACCGTTTAGCTTATGATGAATATTATTATCGAGATTGGCGTAAACAAAAATTATTAGTAGATAGAGTGACTGGAGAAGCTACTGAGATTACTTCACAATCTGATACTGACATAGAGTTCTTTATACAGAACTATCCACAAGTAACGGTTATAGAACAGAATGTCCCTACTGTACGTCTAGCTATATTGATCCAAAACAAAGTCTTTTATGATGGACCTCAACCGCTAGGTATCGACAAGATGCCATTTGTAGCAGTGACCGGCTATTATAATCCTGCTATGCCTTATTTTTATTCACGTATCCAAGGAATATGCAGGAGTTTGAGAGACCCCCAAATGCTGCTCAATAGAAGAATTATTCTAAGCGCAGATATGCTTGAATCTCAAGTAAATTCAGGATTTATTTTCAAGGAGAATGCTGTAATAGACGTTAAGCATCTATTCCAAACAGGGCAAGGACGTATAATACCTATTAAAAAAGATGCTAATATAACTGATATTGTTCCTATACAGCCGCCGCAAGTACCACCGTCATTCTTCCAAATGCAAGAGACATTTGCCAAAGAACTTAATGCAGTTTCAGGTATAAACGAAGAGTTGTTAGGAGCAGCAGTTGACGATAAAGCTGGGATCTTAGCATTCTTACGGCAAAGTGCAGGGCTTATTACGTTACAGCCTCTATTTGATAAGCTTGATAGATCGGTAAAATTGCTTGGTGAGCTTATTATGGATACAGTGCAATCTAATTATACTCCAGGCAAGATAAAGAATTTCCTTGAAGGGCAAGATCCTGCACCGTTGTTTTATAAGAAAGCATTTGGTAAATACCATTGTGCTATTGAAGCTGGTCTTGATACTGAAACGCAGAAACAAATGCAATTCGCACAGATGTTGCAACTTCGTGATGCTGGGGTACCGATACCTGCTGAAAGCTTATTAGAAGCGGCTACTTTACAGAACAAGACTAAGATTATTGAAACTATTCAACAACAACAACAGCAAGAATCACAAATGCAGCAGCAACAAAGCCAATTGGCAGCGCAAGAGATGGCATCACGGTCTGAACAATATAAAGCTATGGCGCTTGCTAATACAGGGCTTGGTCTTGAACGATTCAGTCGTGTACCAGAAAATAAAGCGTTAGCTGAAGAGCGAAAAGCAGCATCTATTAAAGATGATAATTTAGCTTTATTGAATTTAGCTAAAGCATTAAAGGAATTAGATACCGTTGACATAGATCAGCTTAGTAAGTTGATCCAGTTGCAACGTATGGTTGAACAACCTCAAACTGATCAGAATGGTTCTGAACAGATTAGATAGAGGGTAACCCTTGCAGCTAGAAATAGGTCTGCATTGTCTAAAAAGGAGGCAGTATGCCAAGACATTATGGCGCATCAAAAATGCGTTCTCGTGAACAGTATGTTGGTTATGAAGAAACAAAAGCATCAATGAGACGTGACGGCAATATGATTCATGAGAATCATGCAGCTCCATGTTTGTTGCCTGAAGATGTTATTGATAGAGATTGGCCACGTGCTGCTCAATATAATTTTGGTTATGTTGATACGTTGTTTACTGGGGTCCAGAAACAATTAGCTGAAGATGCAGCTGATTCACGTCGTGCATTTAAGCCAAAGAAATATTAATATGCCAGGGACAATCAGGCCTAATAAAAAGATGGCTAAACTAGCATATTCTTTGTTGAAAACTCCTAAAGATCTTAGGCAAAATAATCAACAGATACCAAGCAAGAAACGTGCATTACAGTGGTTTCGCGATACCTCTGTAGCACAATAATAATGGGCCCATTTGGGCCCATATAGGTTAAATCGTATGAAAAAAATAAGAGTAGCTAAAGGAGTGAGCGAACCCCGTGGAACTCTCAGCAAAATAAGAACAAAAAAAGGTTCTTCTTCAGCTGGAAAATATAAAAACGTTAGCCCTAAAGCATTTGCAGGAAAATCAGGTGGTGCGTCATCATTTTCTTTTCCTATAAATACATTAGCAAGAGCAAGAAATGCTTTAGCTAGGGCCCATTTTGCACCTAATCCTACAGGGATACGCGCGGCAGTATGGCGTAAATATCCACAGTTGAAGAAAAATTATATAAAGAGGCATAAATGAAGAAAGATAAGATACCAGCTAAATTCTGGCAGCAAGAAGCAGCTGAACCAGAACATCGTGCTATAAAACGTAAATTAGAGAAGCTAAGTAAAAAACAATCTAAGAGCCGTAAGATCCCTAAAGTTATGGAAGAGTATGAAGAGGGCAAGCTCCACAGTGGTTCTAAAAAAGGACCTAAAGTGAAGAGTCGCAAGCAAGCAGTAGCTATAGCACTTAGTGAAGCACGCAAATCTAAAAAGCGTAAATAACATGGCCCCGCCAGGGGCCTTATCTAGAGATCAAGATGGAAAAAAAGACATTCGGGCAACGGCTTATCGAGCATGACAATCTCAAATTAGACATGGAAGATGATGTCATAGAATATCGTAAGCAAATGGAGCCTGCGATTATAGAGAACATATATAAAGCAGCACGTGAAGCTAAAAAAGACACTTTATATAAGAACAAAGATTTTTATGTTGAGTTGCGTATCACTATGGAGAGTCTAGCAGGAGTTCCTAATTTCCGGTGTTTTGCAAGGAGATCATGTCCTACGCCTGCTACGATGCAATCTGTTTGGAAATTTCACCATGTAAGTGACACTTTTGAGTTTTTATGGTCTTTACCTAGTGCTATTTTATGCAACTATATCCAATCTCATCCGGACAAATATCTTGTAGATAAAGAAACAAGCGAATTAGCTAAATTTGTTCTTTTAGAAAGATCTGGCGAGCTGCTTGAATGGGTAAAAAAAGAGAATGGTGAGAAGAAAGATGCTGTTATACGAATAAATAAGGAGAGCGTATGAACGAAGAACTAGAACAAAATGCAGTGGAGACTGTTGAAGAACAAAAACCAGTACAAGAACAACCTAAGCCTGAAGTATTAGAAAATAACAGGAAATTGCGAGAACGAGCAGAAGAAGCAGAACGAAGGTTACAAGAGCTTGAAAGAAACATGAGCGAATTACGCTCAACTAATTCAAGAGAAGTAGAACAAGAAGAGGATGACGATCTTGATGTTAAAGATGATGATTTCATTGAAGGGAAACATCTCAAGAAATACATTAAGACGCTCAAAAAAGAACTGAAAGAAACAAGAAAACAAGTATCAGATACTCAACAGCAAGCTATGTTAACTACGGCTGAAGTCAAATTAAAGAGCCAATTCTCTGATTTTGATAATGTTGTTAATAAAGATAATATTAAGAATCTTGCTGAAAATAATCCTGTTCTTTATAGAACTATTATGGCTAATCCTGATATTTATGATCGTGGTTATGCTGCTTATGAGATTTTAAAGAACATGAAAGAAAAAGATACGTATAATGCTATTGATAAGCGCATAGAAGAAAATAAAAGTAAGCCAAAAACATCATCAAGTATGAACTCACAAACAGCAGATACTCCTTTATCTCGTGTTGATGATTTTGACCGAAGGATATTAACGCCAGAGCGTAGAAAAGAAATTATGCGCCAAGTAGCTGAAAATAAAAAATACAGATAGTTTGTCGTTTCTCTCGTTATCGTTCTGTCTTACATAGCCCTTAACTGGGCTATGTTTCTTATTGCATTCTTAAAGGAACTTTTTTTATATTATTAATAACGGCGTATAGGTGTTCGCCGTGCCGACAGCCATGAGTCTGATACTCTAACGGCGTATAGGTGTTCGCCGTGCTAGGACGTATCGAGCTTCGTCCGGCTCAAAATCCATTTTCGTAGTAATGTTTGTTTTATTAAAGGAGTTTAGTTATGCCAATAACTACTACAACTACGCTCCCGGCGCCTTTTTGAGAGATAGGGCGCGTTAAACCTTGAGTGATTACATGGAAAGTCTAAACATATCACGTTCGTTCTGCTATACTCGCACAGGAAGTGTTGAATATAATAAAGGATATGATATGCAAGATAACCAGAGCCAAACGCATTGGATTTATGCGGCAGCAATTATGGATTCTGACGGATGTTTTATGATTGGTAAATATTTTAGAAAATATAGATATGATTATTTACCGTGCGTAAAGATAACTATGATTAATAATGGTTCTATCAATTACATCAAAAAAGAAACCGGATTGGGCAGCATAATAATCAGTGGCACTCGTAAATCTAGACCTAATAGTTTACCTTTATATGAATGGCGTATAACAAATAAAAAAGATCTTTTAACTTTTTTGCATGGGATATTGCCCTATTTACACAATAAAAAAGAAAGAGCATTACATTTGTTGGAATTTTGTGAAAAAGGTAATTATAAAGATATTGGCCAAAGGCATATTAGGTTAACTGAAAACGAGTTAAATTATCGTGAGCAAGCGTATCAAAAGATGCGAGAGCTTAATGCTAATAAAGTAGGCGCAGAGATCAAGCCTCGAGGACCTGAGAAGGTATGCGATGATCCAATCTTATAGGAAACTATAAGAGGTAGCAGAAATGACTACCCGCCTGGCAACAGGTCATAAAGTAATAGAATGGTCCAGCAAACTATGGATGATATCTTACTATCGGTAAGAACACCTAATTTGATTTACAAGCTCGGAGCTATCTCTAAAAGATTACCTTCTAAAGGTGGTCGTACATTGCGTATGGCTAGGTATGATAGATTGCCTACAGCACCAGTACCTCTTGGTCCTTCTGGGGCAACACCACCAGCCACACCTTTAACACGTGTTGATATCGATGCAACAATGTCATTTTATGGATTGTATGTTGCTATCAACCAGCAGGTTAAAAATAATATTGTAGCCTGCTTTAAATCTTCTCTGATAGACTTGGAAACCGAAGTGGTATTCAACTAACCGGCGACAAGGGGCAAGATTATGAAATGGAATAATATAAAAAGTGTTATGCCTGAAATCAGCAAACCATTAATTCTTTGTTCACAAAGCAATGAGTTATTTCATGGTGATTACAGAGTAGACAAATTCTCTAATAAATCTAATTTATTTGTAAATATTGACGAATATTGGGGTATAGAAAAAGAAATAACCCATTGGATTTATGAAGATGATTTCCCATTTCCTAATCAGCCTGAACGTAGCAAGCGAGAAGACTATGGGAAATAAAAAAAATTATCTATGTAGTAAATGTCTTTTAAAAGTTATATTTGCAAGATCCAGTAAGCAAGAAACTGTTATAAAATTTTGCGATATTTGTTCGAAAAAAATTAAAGAGAAAATGGCTAACGGCGGAATTGACATACCTTATGTAGATAATAATGATCCCATGGATGCGGTGCTCTGAACTCTAGGGATAACTTAGAGAGGGATAAGTAGAGAAAGTCCCCGCCTAGAAATAGGTCATAAAAGTAACAGAATAATGTACACTACAGAACCAAGACCCTAAAAAGTATGGGGTCTATAAATCTTTTCTAATTGACTTGAAGTCCGAAGTAGCAATTAGCTAACCGGTAACAAGGGCCAAGGACTAGGATTTAAATATTTTTCAAAGGATGTAAATGCCATCGCGAATTAAGTTTACGAATTTCTTCCAAACACTGCTGTCTAGATTCAAGTGCGCCCATAGGAAGCACATGACTTCCCAGCGATGCATTGTATGTTTTTCTAAACTTAATCATGATTTCGCATTGTTCTTTTTTTATAACAAGGTATGGCAACAGCTGTTCGCATATATCAAGCAGTCGATCTCCAGTAGAATTCCATGTAAAAATATCGCGCTCAAATTTTTTGCTGGAAGTTGTTCTGCAGCGAGCAGATGCAGTACCGCTAAAAACATTATCAATCCAATTTATCAATCTTTGATTGGTATTATCAATTTTCAAAAGACCTCGATAATGTTCGGAAACATATCCATCTCCAGCTTTTTTGGGAACTTTGCCAATATAAAAACATCCTTCTCCATCAACAATTCCTGCCATATAAGCCAAATCAGTAGATTTGTATTGTTGCGGAATATAATCTTTAGATCTTTTATAATATTGTCTTCGTGTTTTTCCCATGAAATCCTCATTAAATTTAAACAATTATACTATATAATTATACACGAAGCAGAATTGCTAGTCCAGGCTGAACGACTAAACGAAAAGAACCAGAAATGGTATGCGATAGTCTGAACACTACACGATAAGGTAGTGAGGGAGATTCGAAGAAGTTTCCCCGCCTAGAGATAGGTCATAAAGTAACAGAATGGTTCTCAATGAAACAGCCGAACTTTTAGGGCTATCATTGCGTATGACAGAAGATCAGCTCACTCGTGATATGCTCACAGCAACAGCTGGTATGGTTAACTGTGTTGGCGGAGTAAACGGCGATACGCCAACAAATTTATCTTTATCTGACATTGATGAAGTTACATCTGCATTGCTTACAAACGATGCATTCATGATATTGGATAATATTGAAGGCGAGGACCGCTTCGGCACAGGCCCAGTAAGGGATTCCTATTTGGCATTAGGGCACACAAGATTATCAAAAGAATTGAATAATATAAATGGTTTTGTTTCAAAATGGAATTATCCATCTGAAAACAATGTCTTGAGATCAGAGTGGGGATCGGTCAATAACTGCCGTTTCATGCTGTCTTCACAAGGCGCAATCACGCCAAACGCATCTGCACTTGGCAATGATGTCTATTCAATCATTGTTCAGGGGATGGAATCATTGGCGTGCGTTGAACAGGACAATTATTCAGCACGGTTCCTCTATCGTCCTGCTGTGTACAGTGACCCATTGTTCCAAAACGTTACCTTAGGATATGTATTCGCAGAGGTCCCTCGAATATTGAATGATTTATGGATCACCAATCTCAGGGCAACCCTATCGTAAGGAGATACTATGTCTGTTGTTTTTTCAGGAACTAACCAAGGTTATTTCACTTCTACTGGTTCTCCAGAGATTATCAATTTGCCTTCTAGTGTAGATTGGATGCGTGTCTATAATTTAACGACATCATATGCATCAGGCGCTAATACTGGCGTAGAATTCTACTGGCAACGTGGTATGACGCAAGGTCAAGGTACTATTTATACTAAGACTTCATCTACTAATGCTTTGACAGTAGGACAGATAGCTGCACAGAGCGGGTTCTATCTTGTTGATACTACCGTAAACGTTCCTTCAGCTGCTGTTGCTACTACTGGTATTTCTGGTGCAGTTCCTCCAGTCGTAACTACAGGTTCGACTGCTGGTCTTAATACTGGTGATATTGTACGTCTTTATAATCCTGCTGGTGCTTTACAGCTTGGCGGTATCGATTTTACCATTGGTACTATTGTAGCTAATACTTCGTTTACATTAGCGAATATGGCTGCTATTGCTGCTGCAACTCCAGGAGCTGGTTATTGGAGACGTATTCCTTATAACCCTTATTATTATCCACGTAATCGTTATATTACTAAGATTTCTCAAGCTACTAATGCAATTGTTACCTTATCAGTAACTCATAGTTTTACCGTAGGACAAAAGATAAGATTTATTATCCCTACCGTAACTTCACTTGCATATGGTATGACTGCATTAAATGAAGTTGAAGCTACTATTATTGCTGTTAACCAAGCTGATGCAAATGGTGCAACAAATACCATTACCGTAAATATTGATACTACCGGAATGTCTGCATTCGCGTTCCCTCTCACAACTAATACACCATTTACCCCTGCGCAAGTGGTTCCAGTTGGTGAGAATACAGCAACAGCTTTGACCTATAATACCAACCTGCTTTCTGATGCTACCGTTAATACCGGTATCGTTGGAATGCAATTAATGGCTGGTACTTTAAGTCCTGCTGGTTCTGCTAGCGATGTCATTTACTGGGTAGCTGGTAAATCATTTAATTCGTAAAAAGATAGATATAGGGGGCCTTTGCCCCCTTTTAGGAGAGAGATATGAAGAGTCCAGAAATATCAAGAATTACAGCTAAAAAAGCGCCTAAAATAAGTAAAGCAGAAGCTGATAAGATAGTTGCCAAAAGAAGAGAACGTGACGCTGAAATGGTCACAGGGATCTTTAAGAATTTGGAACATCCTTCTGGTAATGGCTGTCTTGGTGGCGTTGCTTTTAGTTATAAAGCATATAAAGGCGATGATCTTATCAATTATGAATTTTTTGATGGTGAACGATATACTATTCCACATGGTGTAGCAAGGCATCTTAATAATAATTGTTTTTATTTAGAATATCAGCAACTTCCAGAAGAATATGGAAAAGAAATACAAGCTGCAAACAATGCTGATGGTCGTTTGAAGACAAGAAACATGCAAGTTGCGAAAAAGATTCATAGATTTGCATTCCATAGTTTAGAATATATGGATGATGATGAGATGACGCCTGTTGATATTGTTGAAGTAACGTCAACGCTTTAAAAGGAGAGGCCGTGGCTCAATTTTATGCAGCACCTTATCCAACATTTCAGCCTGCGATGCGTAATATTCTGTCTATAACAAATAGTCTTGCTATGGTGGTAACTACTACTTATGATGGTCTTACCCCAGCAGATCATAATTATTTGACAGGGCTTATTGTACAATTATATATTCCTAATGGGTTTGGTATGATGCAAGCTAACGGCTTAGGCGGTCCTATAACTGTTATCTCTAGTACACAATTTACTTTGCCGATTGATACAACTTATTTTGATCCTTACAACACCCCTTCATTCCGTCCTGGTTCTTATGGGACTCCTGCTCAAGTTATACCAGTCGGCGAAGTTTCTTCTATGTTAACTATGGCTACACAGAACGTATTGCCGTATCCTTAAAAGAGAGAGTAATTTTTAGAGTAAGGATGAAGCACTATGCCTACTACTTCTAATCTTGGCGATATTAGAACAAAGATACGCCGGATAACAAGGAATCCATCAGAGTCTCAATTGAGTACTACAGATATAGATAAATATATAAATACATTTTTATTGTATAATTTACCTGATCAATTAAGACTTTTTTCATTGAGAACTACATTTACATTCTATACGCAACCGTATATCGATGTTTATGAGACTACTACGACAGATACAACGAGTCCTTTATATAATTTTAAAAATAAATATCTTGCTGTACATGTCCCTGTTTATTTTGCGGGTATTCAGGGCTTTTATACACAGCATAGAGATGTTTTTTATGGGTACTATCCGCAAACAAATACCGTAGCTGATACCCAACTTCGTGGCGATGGCACTGTAGGACCATTCACCGGTAATATCGCAGCAAAACCTATGCTGCAAAACAATGTCGTTATTTCATGCAATGATGCTAATGGTACAGCTATGACCCTTATTGACTATCCACAATATAATACGACTGGTTATTTAGGGTTACCATATGATGCAACACCGGTATATGGTACCATAGACTATGTTTCTGGCGCATTTACTGTTACATTTCCTAGTATTACGCAAGTACAAGCAGTAATTTGGGCAGAAAACATAGCATATCAGCCAAGTAAGCCGTTAGCGATGCTTTATTTTGATGATAAATTCACTATTAGACCAGTACCTGATAAAGCTTATCCAATTCAGGTCGAGGCTGATATTATCCCTACAGAACTTTTGAATGATACTGATGATCCTTTTCTCAATAGAGCCTGGGAATATATAGCCTATGGTGCTTCTAAAAAGATTTTTGAAGATAGACTTGATTATGACAGTATAAATATGATTATGCCGTCATATAATGAACAAGAATATCTATTGCTAAGATCTACCATAGAACAACAAGCAGAAGAACGTACAGTTACTATATATACCCAAGGTAAAAGCTATAACTATTGGACCGGTTGGGGCCCAGTAGGATGGCCTTATTAGGAGATTATAATGGCTTTAAATGTTGTACCAATTTCAGGGCAATCACTTAACGTATCAAGGGCTCCTATAGCTGGTAATTTTAACACTATAGATATTGCTTTTTCTGTTGACCATCAAGATTATGACCTTGGTGGTGGTGCTACTCAAGGCAAGCATAAACAAGTTACTATGCAAGCGCTTGCTGCTTTTCCTACCTATGCAGCTGGTGAAAACTATATTTTTAGTAAACTCCTTTCAGGAGTAAATGAAGTATATGTCCATTCTGGAGGAACACCTTCAGCTAAAACTATACCGTTTACAGCATCTACTATAAGCACCACGCATCCAGTAACAGGATTATCAGATGGATGGACCTGGCTACCGTCGGGAATCATGTTAAAATGGGGTATTGCGACAAAAAATGGTTATGCCTCAGTCACTCTACCTCTTCCATATCCTCCAAATGGGTTATTAAATGTTTTGCTTACGCCCTATGATGTAAGCATTGGTTATCTTAATACTTCAGTTCGTCTTGTAGATCTTGTAGATAATCATACTTTTAGAGTTTTTGCTTCTGTCAATGGTGCTGCAGGGTCAATGAATTTTGCTTACTTAGCTATAGGATATTGATATGGATAAGTTCTTTATAGCACCATATGATCAAGAAAGTGGCCAACGGACTAACTATAAACCTTGGCTTATTCCTGATACAGCTTTTGAAGAACTCGATAATGCCTATTGCTTTAGGGGTCGTATCAGAAAAAGACCAGGATCTACGTTCTTTTCTAATTCGTCTTTATTATCACGATTAAGGATTTATTTAGATGATACTGACAATACTGGTGCTTTTACTGGCGGCACTGGCCTTGCTATCGCTATTGGCCAATCTTTTTCAGTAGCAGATCAACTATTTACTGTTAATACTATAACACCTGTTGGTAGCACAATAACGTTGCTTTCTACAGGGGCGGCAACTGCTACCTATGATACTGGCACTTTAGCACTTACCATAACTGGTGCTGATGCTCTTACTGCAATATATTTCTATCCTTCGCTTCCTGTGATGGGCCTTCTATCTTTTGATCAAGCTGCTATTAATGATGAGTTTCTTATTGGATTCGATACTATTCATGCATATCAATATAATAACGGCTGGGTAAATTTAAGCGATGAAGTAACAGTAGGTGCATCAACCTGGAAAGGAACTGATTATCAGTTCTTTTGGGGCGATACATGGTCAGGAAATGATCCATCAGATAGGATCTTTTTTGTAACAAATTTCAATGAATCTGAAACTAATTACATGAGACAATATGTCCTTAATGCTGGTGTATATAAATGGGACAATTTCAGGCCTCCTCTCGATTCTGTTCCATCTTCCTATCTCAATTGTGCACGGTTACTTATCGTATTTAAGAACAGACTTATTGCGCTTAATACCTGGGAAGGTGCTTCTATAGCGGCGCAAAAAAATTATCCTAACAGAGCACGATATTGCCAATTTGGGTCACCAGTAGCCATTGATTCTTGGTATAGTACGCCTGGTAAAGGCAACTATATGGATGCTGCTACGACAGAAGCTATTATCACAGCTGAATTCGTTAAAGATAGATTAATAGTATATTTTGAACGATCTACCTGGGAACTAGCATATACAGGCAACCAAGCATATCCATTTACATGGCTTAAATTGAATACTGAACTAGGTGCTGAATCTACTCATTCTATTATTCCATTTGACCAAGTATGTCTTGGCATAGGTAATGTCGGTATCATGGCTTGTAATGGCTCCAACGTAGAACGTATCGATCAGAATATTCCTACAACCGTATTCGATATCCATAATGTCGATCATGGTGTTAACCGTGTTTATGGTATAAGAGACTTTTATACCGAGATGGTCTATTGGTCCCTCGTTAAAATACCTATTAATGATTATTCTGTGTACCCTAATCGAATACTTGCATATAACTATAAAAATAATACATGGGCCTTTTTTGATGATTCTATTACCTGTTTTGGCTATTATCAGCCGCCTACAGGAGTGACCTGGGACAGTACTACCATAACGTGGGACGATGATATAACGTGGGACTCAGGTGAAATACAAGCTAAATTCAGGCAAGTAGTAGCAGGGAACCAGCAAGGATATACGTTTGTCTTTGATTCTGATGTACAAACTAATGCATCTGTACTACAAATAACTGATATTGTAGTTGCTGGTACTACCGCAACGATTACAGCTAAGAACCATAACTTACTACAAAAAGATTTCATTTATATTGAAGGAGTCTTAGGGATCACAGGCACTATAAACAATACGATATTCCAAGTTGCTGGAGTTATTGATGCTGATACCTTTACTTGTACTATCCCCGATCTAACAGGGACTTATACAGGTGGCGGCCTCATCAGCCGTGTCGCTAATATCACTATAAAAACTAAAGAATATAACTTTTATGCACAGCAGGCACGTAACGTCTACATCCCTAAAATAGATTTTCTGGTAGACAAAACAGGCTATGGCCAAATAGATGTTAACTTCTTTGACTCTACATCAACTGATCCTTTGATAACTTCATCAACATTAGGGACCTCTACATTAGATACGTTTTCTTATGCTGCTATTCCATTTGAAGCTAACGCATCACGTTTGTGGCACCCTGTTTATTTTCAAGCTGAAGGCAACATAGTACAGTTCCAACTAAAGATGTCTGATACTCAGATGCTTGATACGAATATCCGGGAAAGTGGCTTCCAATTACATGCTATGTGTATCCACGCTCAACCAACTTCATATAGGATCTACTAATATGCCATATCCAGATACCCAAAAAAATACAGGCTCTTATGTTCCTACGACTAACATCTGGGAAATCCAGCATGTTTATGAGACTGATGTTAATAGTCAAGAATTCAAAGAATTATTTGTGCGTTTATATCAGAATGTTAACTTAATCTCAACTGTGCTTAATACGAAAGAATCTGCTTTCTACTTGCAGGAAGAGTTCGTCACAGGTCAATCATGGTTCAATGTAAATTCGTCGTCCTACGATGATCTTCGTGCGTGTTTTAGAAAAGTATATAATGTAGGTGCATTAGGTGCTGGGTTGACAACGTATGCTCATGGATTGGATATAAATGATAGTCTAAGTTTCGTCCATTGTTTTGGGGTAGCTAATAATACGACAACTCATGTGTACTATCCTTTAAATTATGCTTCATCTTCTGGTGCTAATAATATTTCTCTCTATGTAGATGATACGTATATTAATATTAACAATGCTAGTGGTCTTACGTTTGATACGACCATTGTAGTATTAGAATTTTTGAAAAATTAGGAGAGTACTATGGATTGGTCTTCATTCTTTTTAGGACAACCTGCCGGCGTAGGACAAGTTAATAGATTTGTTCCGCAGCAACAGAATACTTTATCTTCATTAATGAATATGGGTATGCAAGGGATGCAGAATCCTTATGCTGGGTTTGAACCTATTGCTAATCAAGCCCGCACACAGTTCCAACAACAAACGTTACCTAGCATCATGGAACGGTTCCAGTCATTAGGGAATAATGCTATGAGTTCAGGGGCATTGAAAACTGAACTAGGGCAAGCTGGGGCTAACTTAGAAGGTGGATTAGCAGCTCTACAAAGCCAATATGGTATGCAAAATAGAAATCAAATGCTTAATATGCTTGGTTTAGGTCTTACTCCACAATTAGAAAGTTATGCCACACAAGGTCAAGAAGGATTATTACAACAAATATTGCCTGCGCTTTCTTCTGTTGGTATGAATGCGTTGGGTGCTGGACTTACTGGCGGTATGAGCGCTATAGCCCCTTCAATAGGTTCAATTTTAAAAATGATGGCATCAGCACCATATCAACAAAAGCGATAAGGATAAAATTATGTTCACACCAATAGGATCATCAGCAGCAAGTTTAGGTTCAGCATTAGGTCAAGGTTTAGCTAGACCAATACAAGATGCGTTGAGTATGTTAACTCAACAAAAAATGCAAGATATCCAATCTAGAAAAATGGAAGAATATCAAGCTGGAGAACGGAAACGTCTTGCTGATGTTTATGAACAGATATATCCAGGATTGGGTAATCTAATATCATCATTACCAGAAAAAGCACAACTTGCTTTTATGGCTAACTATCAACAACCAGGGCAAGAACCTGCGTCTGAAGATTTAGGCACTTTAAGTAATCTTATGCCTGAACAGTTGCCAGCACAACCATTTCAGCAAGCTGCTCAACCTTCTGCTTTTGACAAGTTGATGCAATTGCAAGGAGCACAAGCGCAACCAGGATTGGGGTTCTTGGCTAATATTCCTCAAGAGCAGCAACCAGTTCAACAATTGCAAGCACAACCTCAGCAAGCAACGTTAAAGCGTGAATTGCCAGTTGCTGAAAATTTAGGTAATAGAATTTCTCAAGCATTACAAGAATCTAGAATAAGCCCATCAGAACGTATAAAAATAAATCAAAAAGAACGTCAATTAGCTCAGGCAGAAAAAACTGCAGCTCTCAATGAGACTAGAAAACTTAGAGAAGAGATATATCAAAAAGCTCAAGCTGCTAGACAGAATTTACATGATCTTGATGAAATGGAATCTTTGCAAGAAACAGGTAAATTAGATACCCCAGGATATGTAGAATTTCTTAATAGATCGGGGTTAGATATTCCATCTTTAATGAATCCAGAATCTCAAGAATTCCAAAAAATAGCTTATAATTTCATGAGAGATGCAAAATCAGTGTTTGGATCTCGTATATCTAATATGGAAATAGAAAACTTTTTAAAAACAATTCCATCATTAAGCCAATCTAATTCCGGTAGATCACGTGTCATAGCGAATCTAAAATATATATCACGTGCTCATTTAGCCTATAATGATGCTATGAAAGAAGTTATCAAAGAAAACAAAGGCGTTCCTCCAGATGATTTGAACACACAGATTGATGATAAGATAGATAAAAAATTAGAAGCAATTTCTAAAAAGTTTAAAAAAGATTTATCTAAACCTGTTCCTCAAGAACAACCTAGATTAACTACTGCATTGCAAGCAATTGCTGGAAGTTTAATTGGTGGTCCAGGGCAGTTGGCGAAAAGTGCAGCAGGCTTAGCTTTGCATTTGCTTTAGAGAGAAGTTTTTTTTGGATATAAATGTTTAAGCGCAAAAATAAATGCGTAAGTAGGGCAGCCAAAAATTATTGCTAATGGTATAGCGTACATTGCTATGCCAAATATCATACATAAGGCTACCAACGCTACGGGGATAAATAATAGAAAGCCTATTGCCAGTGCTATTATTTTTCCTAATACACAAAGTATTTTTGTATATTTATTATAATTATTTTCCTGCATTTTTGTCTTTCCCATCCTTATCGAACTTAGTTTCTGAATTTATCCGTTCATATATAGCTCTTAGAATCCATAAATTCATGCTGATATTACGTCTTGCAGCTAATTTTTTTATTTCTTCCCGTAAATTATAGTTTACATTGAATGCTATTTGATAGCGTTTTTTATTTTCCATTATTTATCACCTATGAAAAGTATACTAGTACTAGTACAAAATGCAAGCTTTTATAGTATATAAATTATTATAAGTTCTAGAATGCTGATGAGAGAGTAATGTAAAGCAATTTTAAAGGAGAGTAGTATATGCCTATTAAACGTACGCGTTCTAATTCTTTGTATGGTTATCCTAATCCACAGTCTAATCAGTTTCCTGATCCAATTGTTACCAATAGGGCTCCAACAACAGCAGATCATTGTGAGCCTGGACAAATTTGGGTAGACCAAACTGCTAATGCTGCTTACTATGACGTTAAAACAGTCGGGGGGCTAACGACCTGGGTCTCTGCACCTTCAGCTTCTGTTACTTCATTAACCATCAATCCTGGTGATTTAACGGTAACTACTGGCGATGTTCTTGTGCTTGCTGGTAATATAACTGCTCCAGGAGCTGCATTAGGTAATGTTAACGTTTCAGGGAACTTCGACCAAAGTGGTGGCGATGTAGCATTCGATTCTACTGTTGATTTTGCCGTTACTGCTGCTTCAGATATAACACTATCAGCTACTGGCGATGTTACTATTAATGCTTCAGGGTCTTATATTGATATAGGAACTGCTGGCGATACTTCAACAATTAATATAGGGGTAAGTTCTTCTAATAGAACTGTCGTTATCGGTAACAATACAGGAACTACTTCAGTAACCGTAGATGTAGGAACAGGTGACCTTGATTTAGGGGTAAGCGCTACTGCGCATGCTACTAATGTAGGTTCTACCACAGCAGGTGCTACGTTAGTCTTGAATACGCCAACTGGTGTCAATACTGTTGCTGCCAATGGCCTTTCTGTTACTGCAGCAGGTCGTGGATTATCATTGCCTGGTGGGTTATTAGTACTAGCTGGTGCTGGTGATCCTAATACTGCTGTTACCGCTCCAATAGGTTCTTTATTCTTAAGATCTGATCCTGCTGGCGCTACTTCACGTGCTTACATCAATACTGATGCTGGTACTACGTGGACTAATATAACTTGCGCAGCTTAATTATAGGTTTATGGATATGACTTTTCTATAATCAACTGTAGAGAGTCATGTCCATATGATAAAAAAGGAGCATACAATGGAAGCAAGACAAGCGTTAGAAATAGAATCTAAAAAAGGCGATTTCTCATTCAGATTTTATATCCCTACGGGTGCTACATGGGGCAATGCTATAGACGCCTCATATGAAATTCTTCAGAAGATCTCTGAACTTCAAGCTGAACATTTGCAAAGGATGCATCCTGAAGAAAAGAAGGAGGAAGATGCCAAGTAATTGCATAAAAACTATGCCTATGATAACTGTCGATTCTTCAGGGTTGACAGCTTATACTGCCCTCAATGGCTTAGGATATAGTCGCCCTATCAATTGGATTCGGATTGTTAATGAATCTAAAGCAGATTTGCTGATCAGTTATGATGGTTCAACAGATAATGATATTGTCCTCACTAAAACACAGTATATTATCTATCCACAACCATCTGCTGTACCCAATAATAAAGTCGCTTTATTTCCAGCTAATACCATCATATATGGGCAAGCTACAAGCGATACTGGGTATATATATCTGATCGCTTACTATCTATAAAAAAGGAGAGTAGTAATGGGCAATTTAGCAAGCGCAGGGCGCGTACGATTTGAAGAACTAAGATCATTAGGTGCAGGTTCTATAAGTACATTCTATTATTCTGCAGTATCTTCATCTTTCGGCCATCCTGTGCGCATATTAAAAGTAACGAACTTAACCGATGCTGATCTGCTTATTTCTTTCGATGGAGTAGCAGATTATGATATTGTAGCTGCTAAAGGGTACTGTTTGTATGACTATTGTACTAATAAAACAGATCAATCAGGACTGCTAGAACAACCTGAGGGCGATAGGGTTTATGTCAAAGCTGTAAGTACTATACCTACATTAGGTTCTGTTTATGTGACTATACTTTATGCGTCACAAGTATAAGGAGATAAGATGTCACAAGCAGGTTCTTTTGTTACAGGTACTTCGCCAGCAACAACTTATACGTTAACACCTGATCAAGGTGATGTAGTTTCACCTCTATCTAATAATATAAATATCAGTGGTGACGGTACTTCTGTAATAACAGTAGGTGACTCAGGTACTGCTACTATATCTATAGAAGCGCTACCTTTGTTGTTCAAATATACCAATGTATCTACAACACCTTATGTAGTCTTAGATACAGATTATTACTTATCTGTTAATACAGCTGCACCTATAACTATCCAATTACCAGATACTACAAGTATAAATAGGTTATTTGTCATCAAAGATAGATCAGGGACTGCTAATACTAATAATATTACAGTCACTACCGTTTCAGGGATAGCGCTCATAGATGGTGCTGCTATCTATACGATGAATTCAACATATCAATCAGTTTCATTAGTGTTTAATGGAACAAATTATGAAATTTTCTAGGAGAGTATAATGGCTTATAAACGCAATAGTCCAGAACCAGTAGTAGAAGGCGGCAGTGGCGTCCAATCTGCCACAGCTTTTTCAGTCCTTTGCGGAGGGGCTACTTCAGTTGGCGCTTTTCAGTCTGTGGCGAGTGTAGGAACTGCTGGGCAAGTTCTATCCTCACAAGGTGCTGGTGCATTACCAACGTGGGTCACTCCTTCATATGGATATCCTACCTATACACCAGTTTCTTCATCACCCTATGTTGTCGCTGCTGGTGATCAATTTCTTGGTGTAGATACAAGTTCAATAGCTGTAACCATCAACCTTCCTAATGCACCTACAACAAGCAGGATATTCACTATAAAAGATGCAGCTGGTAGTTCTGC